TGGGAGGTTGTATTTTCGGGGGCGACAGGTGAGACCGGGCGAGACTTTTAATCGGGTTCCATTCCGGCTACGTGGTTTCGATACCACCGCCTCCACCATTTTTGAGGGGGCAGATTTAATTATGTCTAAAGAGGATACGGGGCTGGCGACGGAAGAGGCAACGCACGACGGGGCCGAAACGGCGCAGGCGACGGACACTAACGACGACGCAGAACAGCAGGAACCGGACAAGCAGTATTCACAATCTGAGCTAGACAGCCGTATATCGATGGGGATCAAGGCGTACATTTCAAACGCCGAAGCCGATATCGAGAAGCAGCGGGCGACGGATGAAAAGATCGCGCTTGTAAAAGATGGCGAGTTCGAGGCGTTGTGGAAAACGACGCAGGCAGAAGTTGACGCGCTGCGGGCTGATATCAAGACAAACGATTTCAAGTCCGAAGCACAGGGCGTACTTGTCAAACTTGGGCTGGCTCATTATTCAGAAGCACTGATTCCGGGTATATCAACTATAGACGATTTGTTGCTGCGGGCGGAGACTTTCCGACAGGGCATAGAACACGGCATCAAGCATGGCGTGAAGGATGCACTTGATACGGGCAAGCCCAGAATCCCCAGCGACAAACACACAGCCAAACCAAAGACACCGGACACGATGAGCAGCGAAGAGTTCACGGAATGGAAGCGGCAGGGCGGCTATGTGTAAACTACTTAACTAGGAGTATAGTACAGTGGCTGACACTACAGTAACCACGCTCACCGAATTGATTCAGGCATCGATTGGGCAAGCGCGAGTAACACAGGGCATGGGCGTCGATCTTTCGACTCTGATCGTTAACCGCCCGCTCGAAGAGGGCAAGGGATCGGCGACGTTCCCGCGCTATGATGTTGAGGTAATGGCCTCAGTAAATGAGGGTACAGACGCAAGTATGACGGCGTTTGACACCACAGCAGTTACGATCACACCCGGCGAATTTGCGCTGGCGACGAACTTGACCGATCTGGCGCGACGCAGAGCCGGGACACAAGCAGCAATCGATATCGGGCGCGTTATGGGCGAAGCCTATTTCCGCGCAAAGAACAAAGAGATTTACGCTTTGTTTGACGGCTTCTCAACTGCTATCGGATCGAGCAATACCGATATTACAGAGGCACTTATTATTCAGGGCGTGGCGTTGCTTCGTGCTGCTCGCGCACCGGGGCCGTACTACTTGGCGGTTACGCCATATGTGCTTGAGGATCTGTTGAGTCTTTACAGTTCCAACACCGACAGTATCGCGTGAAGTGATCACGATTTGATCATCCATGAATTCGTGTGTCTCGATGCCGAAGCCCGCGATCAATGCGTTTCTTAGATTCTCAACGTCGCCCGCTGCGAAGTTATTGAAGCCGCCGATCTCGCGATATCGTTCTGGCGATAGATTGGCCTCTACCTCTTCGCCCTCCTCCGCTTCGATCTCGATCTCCGTCAAGTTGTATGGAGTGCCTGCGATTGACCCGGTGTACAGGTCGATCCCGAACCGCACAAAGTTTGACACCCGCTGGGACTTCGCGGAGCCGTCAACGTAGAACTGTTGATCGCCCACTATCGCGTGATTCCCGTCGTAATAGTCTCGCCGCTTCTTGGTATCCTGCCGCAGTCCTTCGCCCGCCGTCCACACTGATTCGTATTCGTTCGCCGTTAAGTCGTGCATTATATTCCAATCTTCGCCCGGTCAAAGGTAAATAGTTCCGCGCTGGGTTTGCCGATGTGCGTATACAGTGCATACCGCATCGCGTCCATAGCGTCGTCGTGTATCTTGATAGGTTCATCCATCGGGTTATCGTTGCGATCAACGCGCCACGCATACGATACCGATTCCGCGTTAAGGTTCACATTCTCCTGCCGCGTATGAATCGTGAGCGATTGGCAGAAGTCGATCCCCGCCGTAACGCTGCCTTGCCCCTTGTATGCTGCTTTCACGTTATACCCGGCGCGTGATAGCTCCTCGATCCTGTCCGGTTCCGCCGAATCGCAATAGATGATCGCGGCTTTCGATATGTCCAGCTCATTCATCCGGGCGATTAGATCGCTCGTAGTCCAGCCGGACTCGTATACTTCTTCTGTGAGATACGCGTCGCCATCCTGCATATCGACACGCACCAGAGCAGACGGATGATTAAACCCGAAATCCAGCCCATAGAACGTGTCGGAGAACTCCGCCGGGTACTCATCGAACACGAACCCGCGCTCGTATATCAAGCCCTTGAGTATGCCCCATTCACCGTCCACATATACGCTTTTGAAGTTGGCGGATTTGCGCCCCATCTCCTCCAGCTCGCGCTTGTAATCGTCGTCTATGTATTCGTTGTCCCGGTACGTCGTCGTCAGTATGTCGCATGATTCGGGCGGGCCGTCGAAGAACTTATTTTTTAGAAAGTGCATGATCGAGATGGGATTGAACGAGTACACGATTTGCTTATACCCCGGCGTCTTACCGCGCATCCGAAGATTCACCTGCTTCAAATCCTCGTCTATAAACTCCGTCGCCTCTTCGATCCAAGCATACGACATACCATCAATACTTTTGAGCTTTTCTTGATCGTCTAGCCCTATACACCATATCTCGCTGCCGTTTATGAATCGGATTGTGTAGTCTGTCTTGTTAAACTCGCACATACCGTCGATGCCCCAGTACGCCAGACGGCTCCGCAGCAACGCCCACACGCTGCGCTTGATAGTCCGGGCAACCTTGCGAAATACACAAACCCTACCGCCAGCGTGTGATAGCATAATCAGGATGCACTTGTCTGCTGCGAAGTACGACTTGCCCGATCCCGCGCCTCCCATCATAACCAGATGCCGAGATTTGCTGAACCAGAACGGATCAAATACCGCGTTGCACGTCCGCAGATCCATTGTCGGATTGTCCGCCGTCATTTGCTGCGATCCCCCGGCTTGATAATTGTCACCGTCACGTTATCATTCCGATCCAATTCCGCCTTGTCGCGTTGTCCCAGATACTGTTTACCCATCCAGATCAACATCGTCGGGTTGCCCGCCTGTGCGCCTGCATACTGTAGCCGTCGCAGCGACATGCGCCCACGCGCCCTGCCTTTGTCCAGCGCATCCCGCAGCTTCTTATCGCGGGCTTTGCGCTTCCTGAACCCGTCATCCGACAATCCGATATGCCGGGCGATCTCGTATTCGGTGTATTGCAAGCTGGCATCATTCGCCACCTGATCGTAGTCAATGATCATGGGCTTCGGCCCCGGTTTCTTGCGTGTGGTTTTAGACTTTGGCTTCGGTTTCGTCATGCAATCGACTTCTTGATGGACTGATTCAATATACACGGCACCGTGTTTTTCCATATTATATGGTGATGTATTCGGTGATCGCAGCGGCCCAGAGTAGAGACTTTTATGCACGACGGGCTATACATTACAGAATAGAATGTTTTGATGTACGTCCCTTCGTTTGCATAAGCATCCGACATTCCGCCCGAACCTGCTTGTGTTAGAACTTGGTTTATGCCTACATTGAAAAGCGTTAAAAATAACCGCCCCTTGTTCCCCTCACTGGTGTACGCATTAACATCCTCGTTTATTCTTCCGACGAAATTGAACGGCCTGTTCGTGCTACAGAAAAATGTGTTCATAGCTTTTCGTTTCAACCATACTTTTTTTAGCCCAGCGACTCCGCCAAAAAGATCGCCGCCCTGTGCAAAAGCAATCGTTGTTATTCTCGGAGTCTTTTTGTAATATTCCAGAACGATATCGAACAGCTTATCAAGATCCCTACACGCTCGGTGTTTGACTTTCAGCGACTGGGTGAATTTGTGGGCAAAACAGAAATAATCATCGTCAAGCTGTAGGAAGTATTCAACCCCCAGCTTTTTTGCAATATCAAAGCAGGCGTTTCTGGCATATACAATCGTCCGTCTGTCCGAGAAATTGTCAGCCGTGTCGAATGTTTTTGATATTGCCAACTTATCAAACATGATAACCCGGTCGCCGAATTTCTCTCTATATTCGTCGGCGCATTTATCCTCGTTGTCTATTA